CGGCGTCGGTGGAGTATGCGCAGCAGGTCGATGCGGATCAGTTGCGGCGGGAGGCGGCTGAGGGTATCGGGGTGCAGCCGGGGCCGGCGGTGGAGGATGCGGAGGCGGAGGAGCGGGCGCGGGCGGCGCGTGCTGCTCGGCGTGCGCGGCGCGCGGCAAAGGCGGCGGCTGAGGTCGGGGAGGCGGGGCAGGGGTGACGCTCTCGCTGGAGCAGCAGCGGCTGTCCCCGAAGCAGCTGCGGAGCCTCGGGGCGGCGCTGGGGCGCGTGAACTTGTGGACGGGCTCGATCAGGTCGGGCAAGACCTACGTTTCGCTCCTCGCGTGGATCGCGTTCATCGCCACGCTGCTGGACACGCCGCCCGGGGGTGAGCTGGTCATGGTCGGGCGCACCCGGGACTCGCTGTTCCGCAACGTGTTCGCCCCGATCGCGTCGGAGCCGTCGCTGGCCTGGCTGGCGGCGATCGTGAAGTACCGCAACGGGGCGCCGACTGCGACGATCCTGGGGCGGGTCGTCCACGTCCTCGGCGCGAACGATGCGCAGGCCGAGGCGAAGATCAGGGGCATGACCGTCGCCGGCTGCTACGTCGATGAGGTCACGGTGCTGCCAGCGGCGTTCTTCAAGCAGCTGCTGGGCCGCATGAGCGTGGCCGGCGCGCGCATGTTCGCCACGACGAACCCGGACAGCCCGGCGCACTGGCTGAAGGTGGACTACCTGAACCCCTACGCGGCGGGGCAGCTCGCGGAGTGGCGGGTGTTCCACTTCGTGCTGGAGGACAACCACGCGCTCGATCCGGGCTACATCGCGTCGATCAAGGCCGAGCACTCGGGCCTCTGGTACGACCGGTACATTCTCGGCCGCTGGGTGGCCGCGTCGGGTGCGGTGTTCGGCATGTGGGACCCGACCCGGCATGTGATCCCGTGGGCGACGGTGCCCCCGATCCGCACGCTCCTCGCCGTCGGCATGGACTGGGGTGCGGTGAACGCCTCGGCGGCGCTGCTCCTGGGCCTGACCCGCGAGTGGATCGACGGGGTGCTGCGGCACCGGCTGATCCTGGTGGACGAGTTCAGGCACGACTCGCGGAAGCAGCAGCGGCAGCTCACAGACGGCGAGCTCTCGGCGCAGTTCCGGGCCTGGCTGAACGGGCCGCACTTCCCCGAGGGGCACCACGCGAACGGCATGCGCCCCAGGTTCGTGGTGCTCGACCCGGCGGCGGCCGGCTTCCGGGAGCAGCTGGTGCGCGACGGCGTGAACGTGTGGAAGGCCGACAACGGGGTGCAGCGCGGCCTGTCCCTGATGGGGTCGCTGCTCGCGCATGAGCGGCTGATCGTCACCGACCGCTGCCCGGGGTTCATCCAGGAGGCTCCGGGGTACGCCTGGGACGAGAAGAAGGTCGAGCGCGGCCGGGAGGAGCCGGTGAAGGTCGCTGACCACTCGCTGGATGCTGGCCGGTACGCGGTGCTCACGACCGAGCAGTTCTGGCGGCCGCAGCTCGACTGGCCGGAGTCGCTGATCACGAAGGAGGCCGCATGACGTGGGCTGAGGAGATGCTGGGGGAGGCGCGGGCGGATCGGACTTCGGACGTGCGCCGGGTCGAGGTTGCGGAGGGCATCATGGTCGCGGGGCTGATTCTCGGGGGTGCTCGATGAGCGACGACGGCTTCGACCTGTCCCGCCTCGGTGAGCGTTCGCCGGCGGAGGTAGAGTTCGATGAGGCCCGCGCCGAGCTGGGCCGGGCGGTGCAGCGGGCGCTGCGGGCGCAGCTGCGACTCGCCGCCGAGGACGGGGAAGCGTTCGATGGGGACGAGACACCGCTAGCCTGGCTGGTGTCGGTCGCGTACTCCTCGCGCCTGATCGAGTCGAACGATCGGTGGGCGGGGGCCGCGGCGGTGATCGTGCCCGACGGGCAGATGCGGGTCGCCAGCTATGGTTTGGCGCACGATGCGGTGGATCTCACTCGATGAAGGGAAGCACACCATGAGCACGAACGGACGACTGCCGGCCTCGGCCCTGACCTCGATCGGTGGCGGGAAGCGGCTGGAGCACGCGAGCGCGGCGCAGTTCAAGCTGCTGACCGCGGCAGTGAAGAAGGCGACCGGGCGGGCGCTCACGGTGAACTCGGCGTATCGCACCTACGCGGAGCAGGCGGCGCTGTGGAACGGCGGGAAGAACAAGCTCGCGGCCGCGCCGGGGTACTCGAATCATGGGCTGGGTAAGTCGGTGGACGTGAACCGCACGGGCAGCGACACCCGCTACCTGTCGGCGCTCGACGCGCTCGCCGGCCTCTACGGCTTCGTCCGGGACGTGGCGAACGAGTCCTGGCACTTCACCCGGCGTATCCCGGCGGCGATCACGGACAGCTCGGGGCGGATGATCCCCAGGGTGCCGGCGGCGACGGCGAAGCGCTCGAGCGCGTACTCGGATCGGGCGGCACAGCTCCAGGCGCTGCTGAACGTCGGCCGGCTCTGGGGCTGGTACGGCGGCGGGGCGCTGCTGGTCGATGGTCGGTTCGGTGCGGCGACCGAGGCGCAGCTGCGGCGCCTGCAGGGCTTCCTCGGGGTGAGCGTCGACGGGGTGTTCGGGCCGGTGACTCGGGCGGCGGTGGTGAAGGCCGTGGATGCTCGGGTCGCTGCCGAGGCGGGCACGGGTGGCGGCACGACTCCGACGGCTCCGGCTCGGCCGAAGAAGCCGAAGCTGCCGACGGCGACGCTGCGGCAGGGTTCTTCGGGGACGCAGGTGCGGCGCTGGCAGGAGTTCCTGAACTGGGCGCGCACCGTCGGGATCGTGAAGGGCGATCGCCTGGTGCTCGACGGCAAGTTCGGGCCGGCGACGGACAAGGCCACGCGCGCGTTCCAGCGGGCGCGGAAGATCGGGGTCGACGGCATCGTCGGCCCGCAGACTCGGGCAGCGGCGAAGGCTGCGTGACCCGGTGATGCTGGTGCGGGCGCGTTCACCCCTGGGTGCCTCCAGGGCCAAGACCGGCCATGATGCGCGGCAGCGGGGTTTCGGGTCCCCGGGCTGCACGGCGCGGAGCCGAGCTCTGCGCGCCCGCACCGCCTACAATCGGGGATAGACGAGAGGACACGGGGCATGGATCAGGAAGCGCCGCTCACGGGACTGCCCGGCGAGGATGCTGCGGGGCGGGCGTGGCCGCCGAAGTGGATGGGGCCGGCACTGCTGCGGATGCAGGAGCACGACGCGCTCTACATCGGCACCCCCGAGCTGTTGTCCGGGGTCTACAGTGACGGGTCGCCGCAGATGGTGGCCCGCCAATCGCAGTATGCGGGAGGAATCGTCGGCTGGGCCTCGCGAATGTGGTGGGGTCGCCCGGTGGATCGGTCGAAGCGGAGCATGGCGCGCCTGCACCTGCCGCTGCCGTCGGACATCGCGACGGCCTCGGCCGATCAGCTGTTCTCGGAGGCTCCCCGCATCGTGATCCCGGATGCGTCGGAGGTCGCCGATGTCGAGGCCGAGCGGCAGGCGCTGGATGCCGGCGAGCGTCCGAAGCGCGTGAAGGAGACCGCCGAGCAGCAGCTGCTGGAGCGCGTGGTGAACACGCCGGCGACGCACACCGTCCTGCTGGAGGCCGGTGAACTCGCGGCCGCGCTCGGTGGCGCGTATCTGCGGCTGGTCGTGGACACGGTGGCGCTCGATCACGTCGAGGTCGAGGCCGTCGATGCGGATGCGGCGGTGCCGGAGTTCCGCCACGGCCGCCTGGTCGCGGTCACGTTCTGGCAGGTGGTCGAGCGTGAGAAGAAGGGCGCGGTCTGGCGGTGGCTGGAGCGGCACGAGCCGGGCATGATCGCGCACGCGCTCTACCTCGGCACCGAGGACCGGCTGGGTGTGCGCGTCCCGCTCGATCGGCAACCGGCGACCGAGTGGCTGGCGCGGGCGATCACCGACGGCCGTCAGCGAGCGCAGGGTGCGACTCGGGGCGCGATCCGCTGGGAGGAGGACGACCAGGCGGCGGTGCTGCGCATTCCGGGCCTGACGGGGCTGACGGCGGAGTACGCGCCGAACATGCGCCCGAACCGGGAGTTCCGCCGCGACCCGATGCTGCGCGACTTCGGCCGCTCCGACTTCGCCGGCATCGAGCAGGCGTTCGACGCGATCGATGAGGCGTTCAGTTCCTGGCTGCGCGATATCCGACTGGGCAAGGGCCGCATCATCGTACCCGAGGAGTACCTGGACAACCTCGGCGCGGGCCGGGGGTCGGCGTGGGACTCGGAGCGTGATGTCTACGACGGCGTGAAGATGCTGTCGAACGACCCGGCGAACACGTTCCAGCTGCGGCAGTTCGAGATCCGCGCGGAGGTGCACGAGCGCTCGATCGCGGAGTGGACGCGGTGGGCGCTGCGCTCGGCCGGGTGGTCGCCGGGCACCCTCGGCGAGGCCGGGGCGCGCTCGATGCGGACGGCAACAGAGGTCGCGGCGGACGAGAAGCAGTCGGAGCGCACCCGAGACAAGAAGGCGAACTACTGGCGCGAGGCGCTGACTCGGCTGGTGCGCACCTGGGTGGAGCTGCAGGTCGCGGTCTACGGTGACGGGCCGGAGGGGTCGGTGCAGCTCGCGCGGTTCGTGGAGCCGGTGGAGGTGCGGTTCCCGGCGCAGGCGCAGCAGGACATGGAGGTCGCGGCGCGGATCGCGACGATGCTGCGGGGCGCGAAGGCGGCGTCGACCATGACGCTGGTGCGGATGCTGCACCCCGAGTGGGACGGCGGCACTGTGAACGAGGAGGTCGAGCGCATCCTCCAGGAGCAGGGCGGCGGCGCGGCCGAGGACCCGGCGGAGTTCCGGGGCGACTTCGTGGAGCTGGTCGAGCAGATGAACGCAGCGTCCGAGCGGGAGCTGGAGGAGGCGGAGCAGGCTGCGTCGGCTCCTGGGTCGCGGCGCCCACCGGCCGAGCTCGCGGGCCAGGACGAGGCTGCGCCCGCGCCGCGCCGGCGGACTCGCACGCGCCGGGGGGAGTAGCCGGTGGCTGGCCCGTGGCGGGTCGCGGCTCCTGACCTGGTGGAGCTGACGGATCGGTGGGCGCGCTCGGTGCTCGATGGTCTGGCCAGGGCTGAGCAGTTGCTGGTGGCGCGGACGTGGCGGCGCATCACTCGGGGGCTGGCCGGGGTGGACTCGGAGGCGGAGCGCGCGCGGGTGCTGGCCGCGCTCGAGGCCGATGTTCGGCGTCTCATGATCGGCATGTCCCGGGAAGCTGCGGCCGCGCTGATCACGGCGGCGGGCCGGGCGGGCACGGCGCAGGCTGTCGCGGGTCTGGGCCTCGGCGGTGGCCTGGGACGCTCGGTCATGTCGCCGAGCATGGCACAGACGGCGGCGATCATCGCGGGCGACCTGTGGTCGAAGTTCGATGACGTGACGCGGCGCGTGCTGCGCTGGACTGAGGACGCGATCGACGTCTACCAGCAGGTCGTGGCCCCGGCGGCGACGTTGCGCACGATCGGGCTGGCATCGACGGACGAGGCGCGGCGCGCGGCCCTCGCGGACTTCCTCGAGCGGGGTGTGACGGGTTTCACGGATCGGCGGGGCCGGCAGTGGACGATCGGGGCGTACACCGAGATGGCGGTGCGGACGGCCTCGGCGCGGGCGTACACCGAGGCGAGCACGGCGCGGATGCAGGAGGCCGGCGTGGGGCTGGTGTCGATCCTGACGAACGCCGATGCGTGCTCGGTGTGTGGGCCGTGGTCGGGGAAGGTGCTGACGATCGGGGCGGGCGCGACGGGGCCGCGCATCGTGGAGGGGCCGGACGGGTCGCCCATGACGATCACGGTCGACGGGTCGCTCCAGGATGCGCGAGCGGCCGGCTGGGGGCACCCGAACTGCGCCTGCACGATCGCGGCATATGTCCCGGGCTTCGCGGTGCCGGTGGCGGCGCAGGGCTACGATCCGACGGCGGAGCGGATGCGGGAGCAGCAGCGGGCGCTGGAGCGGCGGAAGCGTGCGCTGGGGCTGCGTCGGGAGCTCGCGCTGGCGCAGGGCGACGACATGGAGGCGGCCCGGTTGCGGCGGCGTATCCGCGACACCGAGGCGCGCCTGCGTGAGTTGGTGGCCGCGTCGGGGCAGAAGCGCCGGTACGACCGGGAGCAGGCGGGTTGGGCGACGGGCTAGCGCGCTTCCGGGGTGTATTATCCGCGCCCCGCTATACTCGGAACTGTGATCGCCCCTGCCCGGGATTCTGGGTGGGGGCATCGCCTTTTCCAGGAGAAACGAACCAGGCCCAGGAGGTCGCCACCATGTCCACTGCTCCCGCTGCGCCGGCCACTCCGGCACCCGCCGCTGCGTCGGCTCCTGCCGCGCCCGCCGGCACTCCGCTGCCGCCTGCTCAGGTGCAGGTCGCGGCCCCTCCGACTGTGCCGCTCCCGGGTGCTGCTGCCCCGGTCGAGGCGGCTCCCGCCGCGCCCGCCGCTCCTGCGGTGCCCGCTGCGCCCGTGCCGACCCCGCCCGCAGCTGCGCCGGTGGCCCCGGTGCCGACTCCCCCGGCAGCTCCGGCGGCGCCCGCCGCCCCGGCTGCGCCCGAGGGCGAGACCATCGAGGGCTTCGATCAGCTGCCGGCCGCGACGCAGACCGAGATCCGCCGGCTGCGCGCCGAGGCTGCCCGCTACCGCACCAGCGCCGAGCAGGCTGCGCAGGCCGCCGCCGAGCAGGCCCGCGCCGAGGCCGCGCGTCTCGCGGTGGAGCAGTTCGCCGCATCGGTCGGCTACCAGATTCCCGAGGGCACCGCTCCGGCGGCCGCCCTCGACGCGGCTTCCGCGTCCGCCCGTACCGCGAAGGTTGACCTGCAGGTGTTCCGCACCGCGGCGGCCCTGCCGGGCGTGAACCCCGACTACATCATCGACAGCCGTGCCTTCCAGGAGAAGGTCGCGGTGCTCGACCCCGCGGCCGCCGATTTCGCCACCCAGGTGGATGCGATCGTGCGCGCCGAGGTCGCAGCGAACCCGGGCAGGTACGGGTCGGGCCAGGAGCCCGCCCCGGTCGTGACCAGTCCGGGCCATGGGGTCCCCGTCGGCGATTCGCGTCCCGCCGGAGCCGAGACCATCCAGTCCGTATTGGCCAAGCTGAACGGCGAGGAGCCGCGCACCCCGGGTGTGCTGCTCTGATCCGCGACGTGCGGCAATTCTGAGAGGAAGAACCAGTCATGGCGAACGCATTCGCTACCCCGGACGTGATCGCGCAGCGCGCGCTCGCGTCCCTGATCAACCAGTCTGTCATGCTGCCCCTGGTCTACCGCGATGTCGAGAGCGACTTCGCGCGGGCCAAGGTCGGCGATACCGTGAACGTGCGCAAGCCGGCGGTGTTCGAGGCCAAGCCGTTCAACCGCGCCTCGGGCATCGAGATCCAGGACATCACCGAGACCACCGTGCCGGTGGTGCTCGACCAGTTCTGGGACGTGTCGTTCGCGATCACGGCCGAGCAGTTCGCGCTGGAGGTCGATCAGCTTCAGGAGCGGGTCATCAACCCCGCTATGGAGGCGATGGCTCTCGCCGTCGACCTGTCGATCCTGAGCCTGCGCGACGACATCACTAACGAGGTCGGCCAGGGTCCGAATGGCACCCCGCCGAGCGCGCACACCTACAACGATCCGAAGGTGCTGATCGACGCGGGCAAGGTGCTGAACGACTACGCGGTGCCCCAGGCGGGTCGCAACGCGGTCGTTGGCACCCAGGGCCAGGCCGACTGGCTCGCGACCGATACCCTGGTCAACGCCGGTGCCGCCGGTGACACCCTGGCTCTGCGCCAGGCGTCGCTCGGTGCCGCGCTGTTCGGCTTCCGCCCGTACTGGACCCAGAACATCAAGGGTCCGGCCGCGGGTTCCATCCCGGAGCCGGGCGACAGCCTGACCGAGGTCGGCGTGGCCTTCCACCCGACCGCCTTCGCGTTCGCCTCGGCGCCCCAGGAGCTCGCTCCGGGTGCGACCGGCTCGGTGCAGGACTTCCGCGGCCTCTCGCTGCGGGTGACCTGGGACTACGAGCAGCGGGCGAAGCAGACCATCTTCTCGGTGGACCTGCTCTGGGGGGTCAAGACCCTCGACGCGAACCGCGCGGTGCTGATCAAGGGCGCCGACGAGGAGTCCTGATCGGCGGCCCCGCCGGCGGCTCGGCTCGCTCCCGTAGCCGTCGGCGGGGCTTCCCCGTATCTGGTCGATCGACACGCTGAGGAGGCACACCGGCATGGATATCGTGTTCGTGGAAGCCCCGCCGAC